CAGGCTGTCAGCACGCAGTGGCGCACGGGCATGGGAGGCGCATCAGGGCTTGATTACAACGTGCTGCCCTGGGTGATGCGCCTGCACCACGTTGACGACGAGGCAACCGCGCTTTCGGACATCCGAATCATGGAGAGCGCCGCACTAAAAGTTATGCATAAAGAGAGGGCGGAATGAGTAACGACATCGCCACGATTTCCCTGCGCGTAAATACCAGTGAGCTGGAGCGCGGTAACCAGGCACTGGAGCGCTTTCAGGAGACCGCGTCCGCCGCGGCAGGTAAAGCGGATGACCTGAACAGCACGTTCCGCACCGGTATCGATAACCAGAAGAAAAACAGCGAAAGCCTGAAGCAGCAGCGTCAGGAACTACAGAACCTGCTGAATAAAATTAGTCCGGTAAACAAGGCGCTGGATGAGCTGGACACTATCCAGGAGAGCCTGGCGAAATTTCGCGGTAAAGGGCTGGTGGGAGACGAGGACTTTACTCGTTACAACAGCGTGCTTGAGACGACGCGGGCTAAACTGGCGCAGGTCATGGAGTCTGAGACCGCAGAGGGGCGGGCTCGCATTGAACAGGCTCAGGCAGCGCAGCGGGCAGCTGCAGCGGGCAAAACCTTTATCGATTCGCTGGAGGAGCAGGTCACAGCAATCGGTAAAACGCGCGCAGAACTGTTAGAGCTAAAAGCTGCCCAACTGGGCGTATCCGATCGTGCTGCCCCAATGATCGCAAAGCTGAAAGAGCAGGAAGAAGCATGGAAGTCTGGGGCTGTCAGCGCTGGCCAATATCGCAATGCAATGCGTTATCTCCCGATGCAAATGACCGACATTGTGACTTCACTGGCTTCCGGCATGCCGATTTATATGGTCGCTATTCAGCAGGGCGGTCAGCTCCGTGACTCGTTTGGCGGTGTAGGCAATGCTCTGAAAGCGATGTTGTCGATGGTGACCCCTGCCCGAGTAGCCATTGGTGGCCTGGCTGGCGTTGTACTGATTGCGGCCAAAGCGGGATCGGACTACTTCACCGCCTACGACGAAATCAACAAGGCCATTATCAGGACTGGCAACATTGCCGGCACGTCAGCGCTTCAGATCATGGCTTCCTCCCAGTCTATTGCTGCCTCTACTGGCGCTACTGTAGGAACCGTTCAGAGTTTGATGACTGAGCTGGTTGGCATGGGAACGCTGACACAGCAGCAACTTGAAAAAGCAGCGGGCTCCACGGCGCTGGCGATTCAGACCGGTATAGTCTCGGCGCAGGACATCACCAAAGCCTATAAGGACATCGAAAAAGACCCTGTTAAAGCGCTGCAGAGTCTCAACGAACAATATAATTTCCTGACCGTTTCACAACTTAAGCATGTTGACGATCTGATAAAGCAAAAGGACCAGACCGCGGCCGTTACGCAGGCTATGGACCTGTTTGGCGATACGATGGCAAAACGTGGGGAGCAGGCTTACGACTCGCTGACGCCGTTTGGTCGCCTGTGGCTGGACATCAAGGGCTGGGCGTCTGAGGCCATGCAGAGTATCGGTCAGTGGGTAGCTGAGCTGGCATCAAACACCCTGAAGGAATTCAACGCAATTTATTACAGCGTTGCGATCGTTTTCCAGAAGCTGAACCAGATCATTTCTTCCTCTATCGCTGCCGCGATTAACCTCGTTCCCGACTGGGCGAAAACAGATACTTTGCAGGGATGGCAGGACTACAACGAACAAATGGCCGGCGCTTATGGCGACAGCGTTTCTCAGCTGAAAAAAGACTGGGATGCGGCTGATATCAGTGCAGGTAAATACCTCGATACGACCAGAAAGATAAGTACCGCAACCACCCAGAAGGATCGTGAAGGAGTCGCTTCTTTTGGTAAAAAAACCAAAACCGGAAAGCAGGGCACTTTATCGGCTGGCGATCGCAGCACGGATGCTGCCCAGACCGAATTACTGGCGCTTCAGGCACAGTTACGCGCGCTGCAGCAGCATAAAGGGCTGAACGACACTATCAGCCAGCAGCGCAAAGATCTGTGGACGACTGAAGCGAAATTTCAGGTGCTGGAGGAGGCCTCGCGTTCACGTTCACTGACAAAGCAGGAACAATCCCTGCTGGCCAGTAAAGACCAGGTGCTTCAGTTGGCACGGCAGAAAGCCCTGTTAGGTGATCAGATTACCGCACAGGAACAGCTGAACAAGCGCATGGATACCTCGCAGAAATACATCACGCAGATGGCAGAGAAGCAGGCTGCATTAGTGAACGGTGCCGGGATGAGTGACCGTCAGGCACAACGTGAGCTGGCAAAGAGCCAGCTTTCTTCTGGATGGATCAACTCAGGCGGCACGCTTGACGACGAGGGTTATCAGAAGCAGCTTAAAGCGGCGAATGATTACTATGATGCTGAGGATCGGTTACGTGGCGACTGGCTGACTGGCGCGAAAAAGGGCTGGGCTGAATTTGAGGACAGCGCGACCAATGTTTACTCGCAGGTGCAGACGATTACCAGCAATGCGTTCACCGGGATGGCCAGCACGCTCACCGACTTTTTTACTACTGGTAAATCCAACTTCTCAGACTTCCTGACTACCTTCCTAAAGGGCATCGCCCAGATGCTGACTCAACTGGCTCTGGTTAATGGAATGAAGTCAGCCTTTGGTGGAACGGGTATCGGGGCGTTCTTTGGTTTTG